TCCATCTTGATAATGACGGTGCCTGCTGCGCCTACATCAGTTTCAATGGTACGCAATGCAGTTGCTAATGACTTTACTGAAGGTAAATTTGCACCTGAGAATGTTGTTAAATTTGACATGATTGAATCCTTAATGAAGTTTAGAAAGGGCTGCGGTGAGTTGCTGCCCGATTTGTAAAACCGCTGGCCTAGGATCTGCATCCTCAACCATCGTACTGCCACTACTTACTGCTACTACTTGATTGGCAGGCAATTGCTTGCCATGCTTTTTCAATACTTTTTCTGCCTGAGCAGGAGATATTACCTTACTTACAAGCAATTCATCTTCAGATAAACCCTCGTTCATCATAGCAACCAAAGCTTGATCTTCATCAACCCATTGGCGAATGGCTCGTTTAGCTACTAATTTGTAACCTGGTATAGGTTTGCCTACTTCTAATACTTGGTGCGCCAAACCACGTAAATCAGCAATCCATTGCTCTAGCGTATCAGCTTTTTTTAAATAGTCAGCTATTTGCGCTACGTTAAGAATATCAATCTGCGCGTGTAGGGCGCGTTCAACTGCGCCTGTCATCATAGGGCAAGTAGGCTTGGCAGCACACCAACGACAATGCTCACCAGCAAACAAAGGCGCATCAGGTTTAGACGCTATTTTGACTGCCGCTTTTAAATCAGTTTCAAATTCTTTAATGCGTTGTGTTGTAGTAACCCAACGCTTTACGCTTGGTGGTTGGACAATAATACACTCGATTTCGTCACAATCATCAAATACCCATTGGACTTCGGGGGTTCGCATAGCTGCGGCTGCGTAGAACATAAGTTGATCGTTTTCTTCGGCATCAACTGCAACTCCTGAACCAAACTTCCAGTCAAGGATGAAAGCTCGTCTACCAATACGGCCAAGCAGATCGGTGCTGCCAAACACATCAGGAAGAAAGTCACCGAAGCCAACACGGGTTTCTGTTGCATATTCCATCTCCTTATTAGGGTCAATCTCATCTAATGCCCGCAACGCTGGGTAAACTTTTTCATCAATGAGTTCTTGAGTTAACTTAATATCGCCATACTTCATATCAATACAAGACTCAGGGGTTTGACCCGTTGTAAGAATAAGATCCATGACGTTATGAAGTAAAGTGCCTTCGTCAGCGTATTTGCTTGAGGGCTTAGGCGGCATAGCAGCGCATAAGGTTACTGAACCAGGACAAGCTATAACCCGTTTGGCTGTAGAGCCACCAACTACACGGGAATGTAAGACAGGTGCATTCATTTTGTTTCCTTTACTTTAGTTGATTGAAATTTAACTATACATGAAAAATAAATGTTGTGCAAAACTTTTTTACTGTGATATATTTACCACATGACAAAAGAAACCGAAATTGAAAAATACTTTGTTTGGGCTGTAGCGTCCCTTGGGGGCATTACTTACAAGTTCAGATCCCCCAACCAACGCGGCGTAGCTGACCGCATTGCCTGTTTACCTAGCGGCCAGACATGGTTTGTTGAGCTAAAAACAACAGGCGGCAAGTTATCTGCGTTGCAAGGCATTCATGCCCGCAACCTTAAACAACTTAATCAAAATTATGCTTGCCTGTGGACTAAAGAGCATATAGACACTTGGATGGCTAACGTATGAAGTTGCGCCCTTATCAAGACGAAGCTGCTGATTTTTTGTTTGAGAAAGACAGAGCTATGATTTTAGCGCCTGTAGGCGCTGGCAAGACGGCTATTACTTTGACAGCTATGGAAGCTATGATTGTTAACAAATATGTTAATCGTTGGCTTGTGTTGGCGCCCAAGCGTGTTTGTACAGATGTATGGCCTGTAGAACAACCTAAATGGGCGGCGCGGTTAACCCTAAGTGTTGCGGTAGGAACGCCTGCTCAGCGTCTTAAAGCGTTGCGTAGTAGGTCTAACGTAGTAGTAGTGAACTATGACAGTTTGCAATGGCTATCAGAACAATTCTTAGATTTTGATGGCATTGTATTTGACGAACTAACACGGTTAAAGAACCCATCAGGCGCACGATTTAAAGCGCTATCTAAAGTATTAACGCCATTTAAAGTGCGTTGGGGTTTAACTGGTAGCTTTACTAGCAATGGTTTAGAAGATGTTTTTGGTCAATGCAAGATTGTTGACCAAAACTTATTAGGACGTGCCAAAGGCGCGTTTATGCAGCAGTATTTTGTCTTGGTCAATAAAGACTTTGGCGAATGGGAGCCTCGAGTAGGTTCATTAGGAAAAGTCATGGAAAAAATTAAGCCAGCTACGTTTGTTTTAGAAGCAGGTGAATACGCTAATACGTTGCCGCCATGCCATGTTGTTGAGTTAAGTTGCGATCTTACAGATCGCGCCCCATACGAAAAAATGAAGAAAGACTACGTTGTAGAGTTTAAGGACACAGAGATTACGGCAATTAGCGCAGCCGTTGTAACTGGAAAACTACAACAAATGGCGTCCGGCTTTATCTATCAAACCGAAACTACGCCATCTGATACGCCAGGGCGTATGAATGTAACGCAAACACCGTTGTGGTTTTCACACCACAAGTTTGATCTATTAGATGAATTGTTACAAGAGAATCAACGCGCCAACACCATTATTGCTTACAACTACATTGAAGAATTAGCTGAATTAAAGCGTCGGTATCCTAACGCACAGACAATCAATGATCCTAGAGCTATCGAACGTTGGAACGATGGCAAGATTGAATTGTTATTGATTCATCCTAAATCAGCCGGGCATGGATTAAACCTTCAGCATGGTGGTAGCAAAATGGTTTTTGTATCTTTGCCTTGGAGCCTTGAGTTGTACGAACAAACAGTAGGACGCTTGCATCGTAGCGGTCAAAAACACGATGTATGGGTTTACCTTTTGTTAACCAATAAAACGATTGACCAAAGGATTTGGGACGCCCTGAAGGACAAACGGGCAATTTCTGACATAGCAATTGAGGAATTGAAATGAAATTAATTGAAGAAGCATTAAAACTAGCCAATGATATTGACGAATACGCGCCGCAAACCAATATTGCTTGGACACTTAGAGAACTTGTACAAGTTATCGTACAACAAGAGAAAGTTATAAATGAAAAGATTGCAGCTTCTAAAAGCAAAACTAAAAGCCGCTAAAGCTGAAAGCATTATTCGGCACCGAACTTATAACGCTGCTGAACGTGCGGTAATTAAGTTAGGGAAAATTATTACTGAATTGGAAAGGAGAATTGAACATGAGCAAACTAAGTTGGCGTCAGCTAAATGATATTCTTTGTAACATGAACGAAGCCGATGTTTGGAATATGTTAGAAACAGAACGCTTTGGTGATAAACGGGCGTCTGTATTGCAACGCTTACATCAACGCTATAACGTCTTAAGAGTATCCCGTGAGCGTATTGAATTGTTAAAAGAGGCAAAGAATCCATGAGCGAACATGACGTTGTAAACCATCCAAAACACTACTGTAGCCATCCGAGTGGGATTGAATGTATCCAGATAACCGAACACATGAGTTTTTGCCTTGGCAACGCTGTTAAGTACATTTGGCGGGCTGATGAGAAGCATGACGCCATTGAAGATTTACGCAAGGCAAAATGGTACATTGAGCGAGAGATTGCAAGGAGATTGAAATGAAAACTATTTTTATTTTTATAGCTGGTTTAATTGTTGGGTATTTTTTTACTATTACAGGCTGTAATGCTCAAACAACTTATCTTTATGGCGCTCAAGGACAAAGCTTAGGGACAGTGTATCAATCAGGCAATACGCAATACTTTTATGGCCCACAAGGTCAGTCTGCTGGTACTGCGTCGCAGTACAGCAATACAACTTATGTCTATGGCTCACAAGGACAAAGCTTAGGTACGGTAATGGCGCCTGTAGCGCCCATCCATAATCCATCATCTATGACACCTATTTATGATTCGATATTTGGAAGATGACTTTAAGAACTTGCAATAACTGCCAACAACGCAAAAATAATGTAACTGGCAGCGTAGTAAATAACCCAGGCGGTCTGACTTACAAATGGTTTTGTCAAGACTGCACCACGAAAAGGAATGAAAATGAACGCTTTAAAAAGATTATGGATACTCTTAGTCAATCCCCCAGCCGCAAAAACTTTAGCGACTAAAGAGCTAGAAAGTGCCAAACGCAGCTATTTAGAAAACAAGACTCATGCTGAGTATTACTCTACGCTATGTAGCTTTGATATGCAACGCATTGCACGTCTTGAGAAGTACATAGAGCCAAATGAGTAGCTGGCTCATTATTGTCACAGGGCTGATATACGCGTATATTTCTGCGGAGCAATGCTATAAAGGTAACATTGGCATGGCAATTTGCTACGCAGGATACGCTTTTGGAAACGCGGGCCTGTATTTGATGGCTACAAAATAAATATACAAATTTCGGACAACAATGTCCTATGTTTGCATGACTTTTTATTGAAATTTCATGCACTTACAAGCGTTTTTAAAATAGGTAAGCTGACAATAACCAAGTAAATTTCCCTGTAAAAACAAAGTAATTAAATTTACAGGGAAAAACGATGCGTAGGCATTGAAAAAGCAAAACACATATAGCACATACAACATAAACAATGCGTAGGCATCGAAAGAAAAAGTTTCCCGAACGGGCAATTTTGATTAAAAAATGTGCAAAAGTAGGAAAATATTCCCGAACGGGATATTTTGTCAGAAAAAGTTATAACACTCTCAATGTTAATTGTAACAAAAGTATGTTAAATGACTCATTAATAAGGCTTTAAGCTATTTAAGGACTCATTAATAAGTCAACAACTTTACAATTAGCCATCAAAACTTTACAAAAATGTCTACAACTCTGCTGATATGTATGCTTTTTGTCAACAAATGTACACATAGAAGTGGCAGGGCTGTATTTGGCAGTTGCTAACAATGGGCGAGAAAACCGAAAAAGTACCCAATTACTGCATCCTACAATGTCGGCTTAACGCCCTGTTATAATTCTAGCCCATCTAGGCCAAGTTCATTTGCCACCATTAAGCAACGGGTTCTAAAAGGTTTGCCATGTTGTGTCCATTTAGCGCCTTCTTGTCGGTGAAAACTCATGTGTACCATTTCATGCGCTAATGTTGTTATAACAGTGTAATAATGGCCGCAACGCGCAGATGAAATAGTGATGGTATGCTCATAATCTTCGCCAGTATCGTATAAATAAGTACCCATCGTTTCAGGGTCAGATGTGACTACAAATTCAATTTCCTCAGGCAATGGCATTTTCCATTTTGTAAATGGATAACAGCAATACAAAGAGGCGTATAGGTTTTTAACAACCTCTGGTGTCAATTTCATACTTGATGTATGGCGCCACGAAATTCATATTCGCCATTTTCTTCATCTGTAACCATAATCATCTCTGGCATTAGCATCCTGCCCTGATCAAAGGACAACATTACAAACCCTGAACGCCAATCTTTTGGGCCATCTTCGCAGTATTCAAAGGTAGGTGACATTGGATCAGCCAAACAGCCGGTCTGAACCCCCCAATAGGTTCCTTGATAATTTGAAATCGGCTGGCAAACGAGAACGTGCGTATGCCCAGTAATGATGTTGGTATTACCTGCGGATAGCAAATTGCTGTAGCCCGCCGTTCGCCCACCTTTATGACGATGCTTAACTATGGTTTCTTCGCCAATCCAAAAGCTCCAACAGGTTTCCCAATTAGGAAAATGATATTTAAGGCTAAAGCCATCTACACCACTGTATTCAGGCACTTTATTTACAAGACAAGCCTCGTAGCGCATGTCGTGATTTCCAAGACACCACACAAGCCTACACCCTGCTGGTTTGACTTTTTCAATCTCATCTAGATGCCAACGACAAGCGTTTAATTCTTCAAGGACTGTGGGCTTTTGATCGTAATTAATCGACGGGAAACGGCTTAAAATCTGCCCATCAAATGCGTCCCCGTTGCAGATGACCACTTGGGGCTTAAACTCTTTAATCAGCTTTAAAAGAGCTTTAAACGCCGTGGTGGGTGTATCGGTAAAATGCGCGTCTGAAAACACTATGACGCGCTTTACTTTTTCTATATCAATGCCTCTACGCACATTGTGTGCTGCAAGATCTATTTTCTTTGGTTTTTCTTTTTTCTCATCGCGTTGAGAATTATGTGTAGGTAATTTTATGTCGTATCTTATTTCTAGGCTAGCCCGCCTGTTTAAAGCGCTTCTAGGATTCATACCTAATTCTTTTGCTACTAAAGTAGGCGATCCTAATCTTTTCCAACACGCTATAAACTTTTTATCTTCTTTTTTAGATATTTGCATATACGCCTAATAGAATTTTGCCAATTAAATCAGGCAATTATGACAACTTGATTACGCTACTGTACCACCTGCGTCTTTATAAGCTGTAATTAATTTATCCAATTTGTTTTCATGTTGGCCATAACCAGCGCCAGGAAGCGACGCCCAAATGTTTTTAACTTTATTAATTGCTACGCTAATATAGCCTTTTTCAATATCTTGCAATGCGCCACGTTCTTTAATTTGCTGTATAGCAATTAAATCTTGAGATATAGGGCTAAAGTTGGGTAGGTTTAGTTGTTTCTTATAGGCGTCGTAATAACGGCTTAAGAGTTGGTATCTACCCGCCGCTGTGGACGCAAGGCCGGGACGAAGCCATACCAGCTTTCTTGGATGGTCAGCATAGCTTTCAAATAAATTGCCGCCAACAATGACATTATAACCATCGTCGCCCTTTCCAGCGGTGCCTTCAGACACCGCAATCATATCAAGAAAAGCTTTTAAATTCGGACTCATTTAGTTTTATTTGCATAAAACAAAGTGCGGTCGCCAAATAAATAAAATCCAACAGCCGAAGCAAAATTTGATACCGCCGCGCTAGATTGATTACTAAGCTCCATATACGCCCATGTACTTAGCACAATAAGCCCAACAGCGGGGCGCATAAGACGTACAACGGCTTCAACCCAAGGGTATGAGGGGTTACTACCACCTGCCTCATTCATAGTCTTAAAGAAGTCTAAATCAACTTGCTTCATTGCAACATATTGTTCAATGGTAGAAGGCTTAAATTGATCTGGCGCAATAAAACGAGATATTAGGGATTTCCCTAAGTCAACTGCAAGTGGCCCAAGGGCAGCAAGTATGGTTAATGGATCCATTATTCTTTATCTGCCTTTTGATCTAATTTGTCCAAAATACGTTGCAAAGTAAACTCAAGCTTATCAAAACGCGCTTCTAAATCTATTTTGCGAACGTAATCTGTTGGTAATGCTACTTCAATCTTTTGAACGTCTCTTTTTAACTGTTGAACCGAATCCCATATCTGACGGCACCACCAACCTACCCCAAGCATCCCAGCACCGCCAACAAGATTAAATAAGTATTGCCAATCCATGATTTACCTCGCAAGCGCGTTTTGGTTAGGTTGTTCGGGTGAAGTAAGACGATTTTGATTCATATAAATCGGAACGCCTTTAGCCGTTGTTTGAGATAATAATTCAATTACTTTATATCGTTGTTCAGCGGGTAAAGTTGAAAGCAATTCTTCAGTACCTTTACCTGATTTAAAACCTTCAGTTAACGTTTTCATAGTCTTTTGACCTAACGCGCTTTCAAGAATTTGAATACCTTTGTTGGCCGTAGAGAACGTAGCGCTTAAATATGAAGGCAAACGAAACTTATTGAGATGGGACATAAATAAATCACGCAACGCATCTTGGCCTTGTGAAGCTTGTGCTTCAGCTTCCATTGTGGCTTTAGGAACCCGCGCGGTTTCTTTTAACACGCCCATTTGCGTTTGAGCGTTTGGCTTCATTAGATCGTCAGCCATTTGCTTAGCAATATCGTAATTGCCTGGGCCAAATATTTTTTCAACTACATCGGGGGATTCGCCTTCAACAAGCTTAATAAAACCTTTAGGATTATTTTTGTATAAATCCAAAGCTTCAGCGCTTAACTTTTGTTGAGCAATTTTGTTAGCACCAATGGCGTAATCTTCAAGATATTTGCCATAACCTGTACCGCCAGAAGATTCAATGGCGTTAACAATTAAAGGTTTAATTTTAGACAATACACCTGCTGCCAATTGTTTTTGAGTTTTAGCGTCAGCAGTAGGATATAGATCACGAATAGCGGCATTAACAGAATTTTTACGAATAGAATCAAGTGCAAATGCATCAATTACACCGCCATCTTTAGTCCATGCTTTAATGTCGTCAGCAACACGACCAAGCGATACGGCAATATCTTTATTGCCCGCAAATTCAGGGTTTTTACTAATTTTGGCAATATTACCAATAATAGGTGCAGGTTCTAATGGTTTTAGACCATGCGCGGTTAAACTATCAACGGCGGCTTGTTTAAATTGCGCTGCTTCACCAAAACGTAAAGAAGCATTAGCTGCTTGACTTGCTACTTCATCAGCTTTGATCGCCAATTCAGCAGGATAGTTATAGACACCTGTACCAGATAGACCTGTTTCAGCAACTTTAGCCTTAGCCATTGCTTTAGCACGGGGGATAGCGGCTTCAAAGCGACGTACATCGTCAACTTTATTAGCCGCAGCCATAGCCATACGATTTGCTTCGGTTTGCAATTGTTTGCCTGTTGTGCCTGCTATGTTAGCTGCGGCAAGTTCATTACGCTTAATAGGCTCAAGAGTTGTATTAAGGGCATTTTTAGCGCTTTCTTGGGCTGCTTTAGCTTCAGTTTGTGTTGTGCCACCTACCAAAGTAGCTAAAGCGTTTTCGCCTTCTTTTTGTTGTAATTTATTAAGCTTTACAACAAACGATGGGTCACGCGCTAAACTTTTTTGAATTAAAGCTTGAGCAGTAGGGTTAACAATGCCCGCATCTGCAAGCGTTTGAGATACGCTCATACCTGGTTTAGCATTACGCAAAGCATTTACAGCTAACTCAATATCTGAGCCAAACGCATCTCTAGTTATTTTAGCGGCTTTTTGCAACGGCATCTGAGCAATGTCAACTACTTTACCAACAGCTTTAGCAATAATTGGCGCGGCAACTTGACCGCCAACTTCCATTGTGGCGCCTTCTAAAACATTTTTAGCTGCGCGGCTAACATCAGCCGCAGGCGTTTGTTGTTTTACATTACCTAATGCAATGTCAGCTAAATTAGTAATTTCTTTACCAATACCATATCCAAGCGCCGCGCCACCAACAACACCAGGTGGGCCAGCAGGAGCGCCTAATACGCCGCCCCCAACACTAGCCGCCGCTTCAACAGTTGGGCCAAGGTATTTACGGGCTGTTTGCGCTACTTCATAAAGCTTGGGGTTTTCTTGACCCCAAGCAGGTCTATTGTCAATTGGTTTTAAACCAATTTTGACATCAAAATCGGCTTTAGGAATGTCAGCATAGAATTTTTTATGCAATGCATCAGCCAACGCCGCATCGGGCATATCGGCGTATTGCGGATACTGCGCTCGAATTTCAGCAATTGTTGCCATTATCTAATTCCTAGAGGATCAGCTTTCCCATTACTACTATTGCTACCACTTGTGGGCGCGTTAGCTTTGTAATCATAAGTCATATCGTATGCTTCACGAACACGTTGTTTAGCCCCACGAACATCATCTGCAACGCGTCCAAGTTGTGTACGTAAACTACTAGCGTCTTGCGTACGATTAAGCGTACCAAAAGCGTCTTTAAGTTGTTGACCTTCTTGGTTTGATACGTTTCCTAAAGCGCCGCCTGTTGGAGATGCGGCGCGCATAGCCGCAAGTTCTTGGAACCCCCCACGAGCAACAATACTGTCGTACAAAGCTTGTGCTTGACGACCTTCAGCGGTAACAGAAGGTGTACGACCATAAACAGTGCCAGTAATACTATCTAAACCAGGATGATTTTTAAGTGTTTCAATATCAGCAATTAATTTGTCAGACTTAGCTTCAACAGTTTTAACAGCTTGAGTAGCCAATGGATATTTAGCTTCACGGGCTTGAACTTCTTTAGGCGCTAAAGGCGTAGTAGTTGGGCCACCGGGAATAGCTTCTAAAGTTTTACCATCAGGCGACATACGATAGCCAGCAGGGATTGTACCGCGGCTTTGGTTTTCTCTAGCAATTTGTAAATGGCCGCCAGCAATACCTTCAGTTGTGCGGTTATGACGTAATTGTTCTTGTTGAGAAAAATAATTTTCAGCTTTAAGAGCGCGGGATTTAACATAATCTAAACGTTGTGCTTCATTTAAAGAAGATATAAGTTTAAATTCCTGTTGTGCTTGATCTGGCGCCATTTTGCCACTTTTAACCGCGTCTTCTAAATGTGCGGCGAAATTAGTAGGTGAAGGGTTAAATAACAAATTTTTATAGCCTTCACGCGCTATTTCCATGTCTTTTAATGTAACTTCAGCATTTGTCTTTTTAAGATTCGCCGCAGATAAATCTTGTTCATTTAACGCTTTAGCGTAACCTAAACCCGTTTTACCAAAATTTATTAGCCCACGACGACCTTCAGCCGAAAATAAATCAGCACCGCTTTGAAGGTACTCATTTAGCTTGTTTTGCTCTGCAATACCGCGTCCTAACTCACCAAGTTTCATGGTTTCACCCATCATCGCCAATTGGTTAACTGGCGACTCTACTTTAAGCGGTTGTACATTTAAGGGGATACTTGGATCAATTGGCATATTTATTCCTTAATATACTGGGCCAGTAAAATCAGGGCTTGCTTGATTAGATTGACGCGTTAAATAATTATCCGCCGCATTTAGCCCATACCCAGCATTGCTAGTGTACGCAGAAGTGTTGCCACCACCCATATAACGGTTCATCATACTGTTCATTTGATATTGACCTAATGCATTGCCAATACCACTTGTAAAAGCATTGGCTGAACCTACTTGACCTGCGGCGGTAGCATTAGCGGCGCCAATAGATAGCGCTGCATTAGATGCAGCGGTGTTACCTATGTTAGCGGCTTGTCCAGCAGCAGCGCCTTGACCTTGCGTACTAAGAAATTGTAGCGGCCCAAGTAAATTATTGCGGTTTAACTGAAACGTATTTTGAGCATTGCTATAATTTTGCAAATATCGATTAAACGAATTTTGATACTCTTGCGAACCCATTTCTTGACCATAGGTTTGCCCTGCTTTAAGGGCATTACCAGAAATTAGACCACCTCTTGCCGCCGCCGTAGCGTTCATGGCGTTCATGCCTTCTTTAAGTCTAAAAGCATAGCCAGGATCAGCTTGATAATCAAAAGGGCCATAGCTAAAATTTTGTGTAGCCGCACCGCCCGGTTGAGTCATAGCGGATAATTGATTTACAGCGGTCGTACCTGCTTTACGCCAAGGTTCGCTAATTTCAATTTGACGTTCTAAAGCCGCCGTTTGTGCCGCCGTTGCGTTATTTGCGGCGTTGGCTTGAGTATTGGCCGCGTCTTTAGACGCTTTTGCGCCAATTAAAGAGCTTCCTAGATTTACTACGGCGCTAATTATGGCTGCCATGATTAAGTCCTTTGTTCTTCAAGACCAATAATATTGACCTTATTTTGCTTGTTTTTAAGCTGTAAATCAATTCTATTTGATAACAAACCGCATTTTGGTATTACATAAAGACGTTCTTCTACAAGGGCAACATCGGTGCAATCATCCAGATTTTCGTATACATCAACCCAAACAACTTCATCTTCAAATACTTGCCCTGCCCGTTGGATTCCTGCTGGCGCATCAAATTCACACGGCCCTGTCAATACTTTGACTTCAATATCCATAGTTACTGCAATTGTACCTTTTTCAAGCCTAACTTTGTATGGCGTTTTGTGTTCGGCACCCGTAATTAAAGTCCAAGGTGGCACAATCATTTTGCGCTCATAAATACCGGGTTTAAAAGTATGTTCGGTTATAACGGCTACTTGTGGCATTTCTAGCATAACATTTTGTAATGCTTGTACTTGTGCTTTTAATGGCACCGCAACTTGCGTAGAAGAAACAACTGTTAACTCCATATTATTGTAAAAACTCCACAATATCGCCTACATTCAAGCCTGTTAAGAAGGTAATTGAATTAGCGCTAGTTTCTGTATAGTTAAGCGTTACAACTTGTTTGCTACCATTTACAAACACTTTTAAACTGTTATTGCCAACCGTATAAGTAAGTCCAGAAAATACGGTTTGACCTTGCGTCGCTGTTTGATATGATTGCGTCCCGGCTGAAGGTAAACCTGAAAGGTTATCCATAGACCAAATTTGTACGTTAGTAGAATCTTTAAGTACAAATTTAAAACTTACGGGCGATAGCCAAATTTCATTTGATGGTCTGCCCGCCGCATCTAATACTATAGGATTTGTATTGGCGGTAACACCCGTTGCAGAAGTATACGTCACCGCAGGCGTTGTAGTTCCCGCTGCGTATGTATACAACAACCCACCTGCTAAAGGTACGCCGTTATTATCAAAAAATTGCCAACCAGCGCCGCCAAGTGGAGATAGACTAACGACCATATTAAGCCTCCTTAGCTTCTAACGCAGCTACACGTTTACGCAAGTTTTGAACTTCAGCAACCAATAGCGCAATCATTTCGGGTTGAGATGAATCAATTTGTTGATAGATAGGCTTACCTTCGGCATCTACCGCATTAGGTTCGCCTGTTACAGCGTTAGGAATAATTGTTTGTAATTCATCAGCAATAAAACCTAAATCGGTTTCGCCTGTTGATCTCCAAGTAAATGATCTTGGCAACAAAGCATCTATAAGTTCACCCGAAGTAGTTACAGGTTCTATATTTGTCTTAAGTCTGCGGTCTGATGAAGTGTTATATGAAGTACTAGTAGAATTTACCGTAACGCTACCAACGGTGGCACTTGTATGGTATAAAAATTGCATAGCGTATATACTTGAACCAAGCGCGTCAACAGCTATTCCAGTTCCAATTGAGGCATTAGTTTCAAAATAACCAGCACTTTGACTAAGCGCGCCTTTAGCATAAACCGCAAATCCTCCACTACCCCCAGTAGCAGCGTTGGCAATTATATTATTGCCACTAATAGTAGTCGCGTAAGCCCCCGCAGCGCGGACGTTATCGCTTGTAAAAATAGTGCCATATACACCGTTAATACTGACAGGGAAATCGGTAATAATAGTGTAAAAACAACCACTTACTAAGTTAAACAATTGCGACCCACTATATTGCGCTTGATCGGCTAAAAACGAAAGTGAAGACCCGCTATTAGCTGTAATTGCAGGTGAAGTTGAATTATTAGGAACTATTCGACCACTAATAAAATCTACGTTACCGTTTATAGTTACATACGGCGTACTACCTGAAGATGTTTGCTGTATTAATAAGCAATTTGTAAAACTTGTAATTGAATTTACAACATTGTTAGAAAATAAAGGTACAGAACCACCTTCAATATGACAATTTACAAAGTGTAGCTGACCAGCCGAAATACTAATATGGGCTGTGGTAGGATAGTCAAGAGAGCAATTTGTAAAATTAATGTCGCCAGAACCGTTATTTTGAATGACGTTAGTGCCGTTATTAAATATGGTGCAACCTACGTAGGAAATATTTTCGCCGTTATTTGTAAAACCAGTTAAATTTTGCACACCTACTGTACACGCCCAAACATCTGTGTTTTTATGGCTAATTAAGTAGCTATTGGATTCAAATGATTCGCCAACGCCAAAGTTATTAATAGAACAATTATCTACAGAAAAGTGAGCTACGCCAGTAGAAGATGTGTATTGAATACCTTTGACACTCCCCGCTGTTGAATTACCAATTAGTTGAAGCCCAGAAATAGAAGTAATTGCGTTAGCGTAAGGGGGTGATACAGTTGAATTAATAACTAACGCTGCGCCGCTAGTTAAAGATGAAAAATTAAGCGTTGCGCTTTCACCCCAAATAGATATAAAAGAAATATCAACACTTAAAGAAGAATTAATTTTATAAGTGCCAGCCGGAACGTATACTACGCCTTTTTTACCTGTAGCTACAATTGCCGCAAAAGCCGCCGTAAAAGCAGCCGCATCGTTAGTAGTTCCGTCGCCGACAGCGCCGAAATCTTTAACTGAGATAAATTCACCAAGCTTTAGGTTAATAGGACGGTTAACCGCACCGGTTGAGCCTTGGTCATATTTTGGAATTAGCGTAGTCATTTTTTAATCCTATATAGTTATTGCACAAATTCTACATAATCGCCAGCATTTAATCCACTTAAAAAAGTAATGCTAGTGTTATTAGTTTCGGTATAGTTTACAGTTACTATTTGTTTGCTACCGTTAACAAATACTTTTAGCCTACTGTCACCCACAATGTAACTAAGCCCTGTAAATACAGTTTGCCCTTGTGTAGCAATTTGATAAGAGCTAGTAGCGGTAACGGTGAGATTTACAAAGCCTGGGTCATAGCTTATGGTAACGCCATAACCTCTTAATAAAGCAGGCTCAAAAACATTACTTGTGTTTCCAATGATAATTTCATGGTTATCAATAGTAGCTAATCCAGTACCGCCTTTATTAACGGGGATTGTACCTGAACCCGTAAAACCATATACATTCCAAAAAAAGCGGTACCATTCGGTTGTCATTGTTAGTTCTCCCTCATAAACGAGGGGAACTTTTGCCGATGGGAGAAGCGTAATATCAGCCATTTGTGCCAGTAAGGGCTAATTCAGCGCCTACAATAGTTACTTTTACTGGATCTGTACCTGATATTTCATATACTCTATCGCGCAATTTAGTTGTCATACCAAGGCGACGCCAAAACGTGCGGGTACTAAACTCTCCAATACGCCCCATCCTAGCCCAATGTTCATTTGACCAAGTATGACCGCCGTCATCAGACCAGCGCAGCATTACTTCAGGGTTAGCGCCAACGGTGTTGTTATTAATAGTATCAACATATAACGTAATCGTTTCGGATGGCCCAATAACAAAAGATTCGCTAGGCCCAATAATAAGGTCTATGCGCGGATTAATGTCAACTTGGCTATTGATGCCTACGCCTGTTTCGGCATCTAACTGTAAAGTATGTTGCGCGGTACGCTTAAGATTATTTTGACCTTCAGGTAATGGGCGCCAAGAGCGTAACCATTTTTGGGGCTGACCATTGTCAGAATAAACATCTAAGTCTAAAGCATAGATATTGCCATTTTCATAATCGCCAACAATAACTTCGCTATTAAAACTCATTTGGCATTGACCACGATTGCGGTTAAAAACGCCGTTATTCCAGCTTGCACGTTCGTGCCAAGCATTTGTAGCTACATCATAAACCCAAGTAGCGTTAGCGGTAGGAAAGTTTAAAACATAGAACGCATGGCCTTCTTGTTGATAAGTGTAGGCTTGCGCGTCAGAAATATCGCCATATTGCTGAATAGCGTATTCTATGGCATGGGTAGATATACGTTTGCCTGTATAGCCTTGATTACGATAGACGATACCATAGCCACGTGGATCAGCCCCTAGCCAAAATATGCTGTTATCAAGTTTAGCAATAGAAAAAGGTGCCAAACAACCAATTTCGTTATACGCCCCTTGAATTGGTGCTAATGGGAATGGTGTAGTGGCAGCGTCATACCAAACCTCAGTAGTACCTTGCCCAAATACCCAAACTTCACGGTTATTTGATACAACGGCAACAACTTGGTCGGGAGAGCTTTCAGCCGCGCCAAAAGCCAAAGGATTGATTGAAGTGCCATCAAGAACGTCAGTTACCCAAATAATCTGGCTATTAGGCTGATTAAAAGCAAAATAACCATCAATGTAACAAACGGTTGCAGCGCCTGCAAAGTCTGCATCTGTAACTTGTACAAAGGTATTAGTAGACTCAGTATAAACATAAGCATTAGGGTTGGCAGCAATGAATATCTGAATACCGCTATCTGCAATAGATACTGGCCCACTGCCGCTAACATTGCCTAAAAACGTAGCGGTGTAGTCTTGCTGAATTTTATAGAACCCACTGCCAGATACAACATACGCGTCTGTACCGCCAGTAGAATGTGTCCAAAGCCCACGAATAGGGCCTGTGCCAATAGTAGCTAAAAGACGAAGCCCAGGCGCTCTATTAAGAAAACCTCTTGTTTGACCGCCTTCGGGTACGACTTCAGGAAACAAATTAACCATGCGATTATCCGCAGCGTTAACGCTACGGGCTACATACGCTTGGCCTAAAATCGGCGTTTGCATTAATAGTTACCAGCAAAAATATTAAAACGCTGACGTGTAGCCACAATGCTGTACGGCAGGGACATAATGTCGTCAGGATTATTAATTCTTTTAAGATTGCGCTTAGAAGTCATTGCAATACGAGCCACATTAGGCGGTGGTTCTACGCCAAACTCATTAGCTATTTCACAAGCCAAATTGTATTTAAACGCCCTTAAATAGCCTGGAGGAAACGATAAATTAGTAGCAAGGTTAGCTGGCTGATCTAATTCAGTAACTGAAATAAAATGCCATTCCAATGCTTTTGTAGGCACTGGGTAAACATACATATCAATATTAGGGTAATCCATATTAATCCACATTACTTGTGGATAAGTGGAAGTCACTGTTTTAACCGCAATACCATCGTATTGTTGTTGATTAATAATCTTAATACCAAAAGAAATGCCATTGGTAGGATCTTTAAAGTACGTAGAATCATCTAATAAAATAGGACGATTACCTACAAAAGTACCTGTTGGGCCTAGTGTTCTATGAATTTGATTAGGTGTCCAAGTAAATACTTGATCTTGGGTAGAAAATATAGATAGACGTTCAGTATTCCACGAATCAATCATTTGATTCATAGCGTTAAGAGCATCTTGAGCAGTAGCCGCAGAAGGCGTTTCAGCCTCGGCAAGCATCCCGATTAAGCGTAATGCTCCATTTATTTGATCGGCGGCTGTAGTGGCCATAACAACTCCTTACTCTGCGGTTTTACGACGTCTTTTTACATCCAATGTATTAACAGGATCCGCAATTATTTCTTCTACAGCTTCTTCTACGACTTCTAGTTGCGTGTCCAATTCGTAGCGTTTCCACCCTTGTGCTTCGTCATGTTCTGCTTCGGCTTCCATTGTAGCAACTTTAGTGCCGTGGTCAGGGTGTTTTAAATAGATTATAGGCATGATTTCTTTAGTTAGATAGGGGGACAAGCCCCCTATTTATTACGATGCGCCGTGAATAATAGTGTAATTAATAATGACAGCTTCAGAATATGAAGTTGCACTTAAATTACGTAATGAAATTAAAGCAGTACCAGCAGACAAATAAGAAACATAAGTAGTGTAAGCACCAGCAGCGCTGCCAGTAGTATTACTAGATACGCACACAATGATCGTGTCATTGGTGGAAATCAAGTTATTGGTTAGTACAAAAGATACTACAGCACCACCAGCCAAAGCAGCGTTGTTCATTGTGATACGACCAGCAGATTTGTTTAGAGTTACCCCTGTAGACTTATCTGTTGCTTGTGTCACAGTGCCCTGAGCAGCCGTTGAATAGCCAATTTCTTGACTTGCGTAACAAGTAGTAAATTCGGGATCGCTATATGCAACACCGATTGCTTGTGTATTAGGCATAATTTTTCCTTAAAAAGAAACCCGCCCCGAAGGGCGGGATATTACATTAACCAGCAATGCGGTAGAAAACATAGGTTGCGTCAGCGGTCTTACGAACGCGCCATTGGCAAGCTGTGTTTGCTGAAACGGCTGCTACACCAACTAATGTACAACCTGTATTAGCTGTTACAGTAGCGGCGTTTGTGCCACCAATATTGATAATAAAAAAGTCAAACGAGCTATTTACTTTCATGCTAGTAAAAGCTGCATCCAAGTCAGTACCCAAAGGAACTGTCAAGTTTGAAGCTGTACCATTATAGTTAATAATGCCGTTTGCTAATTCAGCAGCAGTTAAAGTTGCTGCGGCTGCTTTAGCTATTGGTGCTGATTGAACTCCTAATACTACTTCGGTTAAGTTACCGTCGCCTAACTGATAACCACCTGCGCCATTTGGAAGTGCCATGATATTAATTCCTTAAAAAATTGATTTAAAAAGCCCCCGCTTGCGCGGGAGCATTTAGGTTTAACCCCAGATACGGCAAGCCATTGCTGGGCGAATTGTGCTAAAGCCATACAGAACGTCAATACGGCAAGGTAAACGGTCGTTATTGATGTCATACTGACGTACAACACGCATAGAAATACCGTTATGAACTTGGCGGGAAGCCATGTCTACACCTTGTGGCAACAACAAGTCAGCGGTCGCAAAAGTGATCGCATCTTTGTGGTAAACCAAGTTTTGAGCGTACTGGCTAGAAGCTGAACCTAACATTGTTACTACAGCAGAAGCTTGTGGG